TTAACATTTTTACTTTGTCTTGGTCGTCTATTAAATCCGCATACTCGTAATCAGCCAGACTCACTCTACGCCTTGCGTGGGGTGTATCTATCTGTGGAGTGTCGGCATGTCTGCTAGTACGCAACTGTGCTGTTGCAACACCAACTTGGTCAAAAAAAGCATTTTTCCCAGTAATATTTTCTACACGAACTGCATCTCTTAAACGGCTTCCCATTTGTTGAGATAGCATCTGCACATTCGCAGAATACTGTTGGACAAATGCTGTAGTTACTGAAGTTGACATAATTGTCTCCCTTAATAAAGTTACATTTGAATTTTACAGCGTGCTACCCTTTAACGGACACTCCTAGTCTTTTTAGCTGTCTTAAAGCTATCGTCTATCCGATTGTCTTTAGGACTTGTTTCCAAGCTACCCTGTGTTACCCATTTATAATATATATCAGCAAGTCGCTCTGGATGCAATAAATCTCTTTGCGTTCCAAATTCAACGGCAAACCTTAAACATTCTAAACGAATCTCTTGTTCTGGTGTTAGTCCTTTATCCATGAACCAATCCCATCAATTCCTGCATGCGTTCAACAGCACGCTGTCTGCCAATAGGGTCTTTCCTATTCCAGTAAGCGTGTTGCTTATCATTCATCATACTATCTATTTCCTGTTGTGCCATAGCTGGTGTAAAGTTTACATTCTTTGTGCTATCTGAAACTGTATCTTCGCTTGTAACAGTTTGTTTAAAATCACCCATAGCAGCAAATGCTTTAATAAAAGATGGATGATTACCTATTAAGGTTCCATCTTCTAATTTCATTTGTAATAATTCTGTATTACCAAACTGCTCCACAACATCTTTTGCTAATGTTACTTTAGATTCAAACTCATTACCCCACTCTTTTTGCAACTCTAACGCAGTCTTTTCTGCTTGTTTCTCTGCTTCCTGTTGCAACCCTTCCTGTGTTTGAGCTACTGTGCTTTTGTAATAATCTAAAACACCCTGTGCTTGTTGCGGAGTTAATCGCAATGTATGTGCAATATCTGCATATTGTGTGGCTATTTCTTCCGTAATAACATTTCCGTCAACAGGCAATTCATAACCACTTGCGGTCTCTGGTCTGCCTAACTTATTGTAAATGCTATCTAATTCTTCATCTGTTGGGTTTTTTGGTAGTGGAATTTTGTCTGCACCAATTAATTTTTGTGCATTTACATAACTCCTTGCCAAATTACCAACATCTTTTATTGGTGATAAACTTGGATGTTCTCTTAATTCTTCTGGTATCATTTCTATGAAACTGTTACCAGAACCACCTTGAGCTACCTCTGCTGGAGTTTCCAACACAGATGGCTGGGTCGGTTGGTCTACCTGTTCAGCTACTTGTTCTGACATTTTCTTCCTCTTTCATCATGTTATAAATATGTAAGATTACTGCCCTTTTACCTTCTTCAAAAGCTGTAGCGTTGGCATCTCCTGCTACATAACTTGAAGCACGCCAATTACAGCGTAACTCCAAATCCTCTAAAACCTTTTTACCAGCATGGTCTTTAAACACATCCTTATACATTACTTTAAGTTGCGTCATATTTTCATTGCTCATTAGCACCAACCATTCTTACCGCTTGTGCTGCCTGACCAACAGTAGCAACATCTTCTTGCTCCATTTGTCTTTCCATTTGCATTTGTTGCATTGCTGCTCTTTCTTCTCTATCTTCATCAATTTCAGATTGTGGTTTTAATACCTTTTTTGGAACGCCTAAAGATTCAGTTAGATAATTAACTAACCCATCTGGATTGATATGGTCTCCTACTGGTAAACTTTGTGCTAATGGCATTAATATTTCTAATGCTCTAATAACTCCGTTTACTGAGCTTGATTTTTGTGCTCTTGCAAGTGGAGATACATATTCTATATCTACATCAACGCCTTGCAACACCTCTGGTGGAATTGATAACATTTCTGCTCGTAACATTAATGCAAACGCCCTGTCTATCAAAGGTCTTAACATTTCATTCATTAATCTACCAAGAACAGGTCCTATAACTCTCATTCTTTCTTCTTGTCTTTGTATTACTTCTGTAGCCGTCATGTTTGGTGTTGTGCCACTTAACAACTGGTCTACAAAAAATGCTGCACGAATTGCTTGCCTTCTTTGTTCTTCCATCTGCAAACCAATCGGTATGTTAGCACCTGTGTTTAATGGCGTTATTGTATCTCTTGAACCAGACCTATAAAAGTTTAGACCGCCTGGCTGCGTTCTGATAGGGAGGAGGAATCCGTCATCAGGAACTAATAGAGGTGGGTCTATCATTTTCTGTGCAGCTTGAATAATTGTTTTAGACATTAAATTTAACATTTTTACATCTGGCAACGCAACCATAGCAGGCGACCTACCCATAACTTCCCCTGTTGCCTTGAGGAAGCGTGGAACCACATAAGGTAACTCCTGAAACCCACTTTCAGCAATTATCATTTTTGTTTCCATGCAAATATACATAGAAGCAAACGGCATATTCTTGTTATCTTTTTTACTTGGGTCTCTGTCCTTGCGTGGCATTACCGCATGTAAAATTGTAACTTCTTCATCAGGTTTTGTTTTAAATGTTCTTTGTATAAATGATCCAACATTGTCTATCCCAAACCTTTGAACAGCTTGTCTTGCTGATAATTCATACTTTCTGAATACTGTATCTACAATGCCATACTGATCTTCTGCTACATAAAATTCAGATACATGGCGTGTTGAAAACCTTAATGTATTGTTTTCCATTTCTACAAACATACATCCTGTGCCAAACACAACTAAATCTACATACATCTCATGCACTTCAGTCTCAAAATTTGACATTGTAAAAGCACGCATCATTCGTTGCGAACTATCTTCTAACCATCTTTGTACTTCTTCATCTCTACCAAGTTCTTCATCCTTCATTGTTAAATGAAACCAAGCACTTGCACCTGATGTAAGCATCCCATGTAATGAACTCGAAAGTAAATCTACTGATTGTAAAGCTGTGCCATCAAAGATAAGCTCCATTTTCTTTTCGCCACGACTTCTCTTTTTAACTATATCGGCTTTTCTTGGTAGCATATAATCTGCAAGTTCTTGATAATGGTTATTCCAATTATCACGCTGACCCTCAATGTGTTGGAATCTAGCGACTATATCTTTTACATCTACCATAATATTACCCTAATAAAGTAGGCACTCCGCCTGTTGTTGATGTTTCTTCATCATCTAAATAACCAGCCACTATGGTGCTACCTCTACCCTTTCTTTTTTTTCTTTCTGCTGATTCAGCTTCTTGTGCTAACGCTGTAGCTGTTTCGTAATCAGCTTTTGTCGGCTCTGGTGGCGGTGGCGGTGGTGGAGGAACATAAACTTTAGGTTTTAAAAATGACATAACAAACTCCTATGTTACTGCTCTTTTGGATTTGGGTCTACTAATTATGCCATATCCTTCCATAATTGTTCCTGCTTGTCCAGAACGCTTTGTTCTTCGTGTTGCGTATCTTGTTGTAATTGTTTCATCATCTTCTACAACCTCTGGCGTAACTTCTGGCGTAACTTCTGATGTAACATTTGAAATTATATTAGTTGTTGATTCACCAGATTCAACCTGCCTGTTAGGGTCAAAGTCTGGTCTACCTGAATAACGACCATCTCTCATAACACCAACATAATCGCCATCACTATCACTGACAATAGAACCACCCTTACGCAACTCTTTTGCCTGTTGTTTATAAGCAAATTCCTGCATTTTGTTTAAAAAAAGACCGCCAGGAATTAAACTGGATGGAGATATCTTAATTCCACCAATATTAATGTCATCCCCTTTTGTCTTGCCTAAAAAATTTTTAGTTACTGCGTCTCTTTCTAAATCTCTGGCTATTCTTGTATTTCTATCAACATCAGCATAAGCTCCAGAACCTGACTTTTGCTTATACTCAACTGGTGTGTTGTAATATGATGATTTAGATCCTCGTTGCTCAAAAGCTTTTTTTCTTTCTTTAGCTCGCTTTTCTGCTTCAACCTCGTATTCAGTTTTCATTCTTGAAGTAGATGAGCTATTACCCTGTGGACTACCAACCATATTATTTACCTTTCAATTTATGCCATCCAATTTTAAGCGTTCTTAATCTAAACCAAATAGCTTTGTCATACCCTTTGCTTTGTAATAAGTACTTAAAATATTTAACACCTTTTAAGGTATAATCTTTTTTTGATATAAAATCAATCATCCAAACATCTTTTCCTTTACTTTTATACCCTTCAATCGGAAACCTTTGTGTTTTTAAATATTCTTCTATTTGTTCTTCTGTTGGAAATCCCCATGTGCCAAACACAACTGGTTCATTATTTTCCGTTATAATACTATACTGGCTTAATTCTAATGGTGTTACAATACATCTGTTTATTTCTTCTGGACCCCAAGTTTTATGAATATCACTTGTCTGCATTATTTTTAAAGCATCACGCAAATCTTTCATTGCATTGCAAATGGATTATACTCATTAACGGCAACAGTTTGTGGTGCTTTTTCCATAATAGTTCTGTTTTCTAAACCAACAGCTAAATAACGAAAAGCATCCGCAGCGTGAGATGTGAAATCATGTCTTGGTTGATCCCTAAATATTTTTTTTCTTTCATCCCACTCTTGTCTGTATTGCCGTAGCATTTCCAAACCCTCTGAACATTTGTCTCTATCAAAATAACATTTAGGTAACATCATTCTTGCAGCGTTAATACCATCTGCTATCTTCATTCTTGGAATAACCCTAAAACGAATACCTAAACTAAAAGCCGTTTCTAATCTTGATTTCCCTGAACCCAATTCTCTAACTTCAATATCATGCGGTGCCAGATGGTCTCCCCAATGATAATCTTTTTTTCGCAATACTTCTGCATAATGGTCAAGTCCAACCCCACTATTTTCATAATAGTCAATAACATTAACCGCACCCCCTCTATAAATTTGTGCAAACCAAATTGCCGTTGAATCATTTATTCCTAAATCCCAAGCTGTATGAACTGGTAGGGCAGGGTCATACGGCACCCTTGTAATCTTTCCGTTATCTTCAGCATCTGCCAATAACTTCCCATAGTAAGCACCAATAATCGCTGCGGTAAAACTACATTCATACTCTTGTTCAAACTGCTCTGGTGTCATCTGTACTCTTGCAGCGTCTAATTCCATTTCCTTAACATAGCCAGTATCACTTGCTTTTGCTATACGCCAATACCATTGGTCTGAACCTTCTTCACTTTGCTCTTTTGC